TACAGAACTTCTTTTGTCTGCCAACTAACGGGAACCCACAAGGCTTTCTGGTGCGACCATCGATCTTCTGGCATGTCTTCGGCTCAACGTATGGATCATACTCCATACCGAACAAAGCATTAAGACCAGGCTCTAGTTCCGCGGCTAACTGTGCGCGGGAAATGGTCTTACTTTCTTCTTTAGGTTGAATATTCTGGGTAATAACGGCGTTATTACCATTTTTATCTTCTTCTGGTTGAGCATCGGGGGAAACTCCCCCGGTTTTATAATACCGTTCTGCAACCTCTGCTGAGAGGGCGGCGTACCCAACCTTATCGACCCACGAATCTTCATGGCTTATGTCCACCAACAGTCGGCTCGTCTTCAGCCAATCCATCATCAGGCCAACATGCATCGGGCTTACACACCCATGTGTGGCGAGAGCGTTCTTCGTAATTATGTCCCATCCCAAAGATATGGTGGTGAAACTGTCATATACATCGCCGTATTCTTCTTGCCGAGCCCCGTTGATCTTTCTCAAGGCATCGTCTATTAAATCATCTCTATTCATCTATTTATTCTCCTCTATATCCATCCAATTTGTGGTGGTTTTGTTGATCCTGTTTCCCAAACAAACCAAGCAAGACACATCATTCCTCCCTTGTAAGACTGGCCGTCTTTGAACAAAGACATTCGTTTTGAAAACACCCATACTCTCGAGGGTGGGTGCCGTTTAAAAAATTCTTTTCTGGCGATACCTTCAAGAAAAGTTATCTTCAAAAGAAACGCTGTCTTGTGCTTGGATATTGATTGGGCGTGTTCCGCCATTTGCAAAGACATCTTTGCATAAGGTGGATTGGTTATAATATTATCTCGTTGCTCTCTCTCAAACAGAAAGTCCCTATGGGGAGTTCCATAACCTCGATCTATTAAATCGCTACTTTCAACGGTGTAACCTCGTTGAACCAAACGCTTACTAATATGACCTTCTCCACAACAAGGCTCAAAAACACCGCCCTCAAAAGATTCAACAGACAACAGGGCATCGGTAGCTTCTGGAGGGGTCGCATAATAATCATCTTTTTGTCTGTCCCCACGACTATTAAACCCAATGATTTTCTGTCCAGACTTAACGTTCATATCTCGTACCTATACCTTTTTTCTGTATCCAATATGTGCAGTTCCTTCCGGGCTCTTGTAACGCCCACATAGAATGCACGGTGTTCATCATCTGGATATCTGCTTTCAAGACACGCTCTCGTCGTGCCTAAATAAACCACACAGTAATCGTCCTCCCCTCCCTTCATTGCGTGAAACGTAGATAGTTTAATCCGCGGTGGCTGGGTGATGTCCTCACCTCTTCGCTCTAGCGAACGGACGTATAGCTTCTGGTGATAACCAAACCGCACAATGTCCATCGCATCTGTGTCCAAAGGCGCAATCAAACCAAAGTCACGCACCAATGTATCGTAGTCCAACTGCAATTCCGGATCCGCATCTTCAAGTAATCTAGACGAGCCGCGCTTTACAACAGCCCCGTCCCCCTGCTTGGGTGCCAGAGCGTACATCGTCTTAACCCGCCCCAAGTACAAAGACCGGCCGGCTTGCAGATCGCGCCACGCCATGATCGCATCAGCGTCTTTCGGATTAATCGAGGGCCGACCCTTAACGCTGTACATAAATCCGTCTTCCCGCAGCTTATCTGCAAAATCACGAACGTACCCGTTGGTTCTAGCCATGATTGTCCACGAACCTTGGTAGTAAGGAATGGTGTCCCGACTCAGGTGAAAACAAACCGCGCCCTCCTCTGCTGTGGGCATGAACTTCTTCTCAACCCTATCGTCGATCCGCTTTACGATCTTCTGGGACAAGGCCCATACAGTGCGGGGCAACCGGTACGACTGGCTTAGAATGATCTTGTTTTCGGTTGCGTTAATAAACTCTGCAACCTCAACGCCCGTCCATCGGTGGATAGCTTGGTCATCGTCACCCGCATATACTACGTTCTCAGCATTGGACTTCATGTGATTAACCATCTTCCACTGCAATGGAGTAAGGTCTTGTGCCTCGTCCACAATCAGCAGCTTTAAGAACGGCGGTTCCACAAACAGGTACTGTTCAATAAGATCTACAAAGTCCAGTTTGGCAAAGGTGCTTTTATACTGTTGTGTTGTTTCTGATATTTGTTTCATCTTGGCAAAGGACAACGACCAATCCTCGGCCTCGTTAAACTCCTTATCTAAACCAATCAAACGGTAACGAGCCCGATCAATAAGTTGGATGTATTTACCCCCGTCACCTCCAATGGCAGGGATGATAATGCCATCGTCAGGAACCGCGCCCTCTGCATTTTCAAACACAACGCCCAGACCGCGGCCCATCTTCTGCCAATCCTCCTTGGAAAGCATGTCCCCAGACACAATGCCCAAGCCCCGAAAGGCAATGGAGTGTAGGGTGCGGAAGAAAGGCAGACGCTTTTCCTCAAACCCGAACTTGCTACACGCTCTCTCCACTGCTTCTTGAACGGCCTTCTTGGTAAAGGACATGAACCCGATCTGTTCGGGTTGGACTCCCTCATTCAATGCGTCCTCAACACGTTGAATGAGGTTGTATGTTTTACCACACCCTGGTGGTCCCAACAGCATGAGTTCAGACATTGGGTGTAACCTTGCTACGCGGACGGGTAGCTAGCCACTCAACGATCTCGGCTTCAATCCAACGGGTAGAACTGTTCTTGGCCCCCGTATCACCAAGCACTAGCGGCTTTGGAAAGCTGCCATCGTTTACCCACTTGTAAATGGTTGAATGGGAGATCCCCAACCACTCCGTTAACTCTGCAATTTTTAACAGCCTTTCTTCAGAAGGGGATGTCATCACTAAACTCCTTTGGTTCCAGTTCTATTTCTTCATCTTCAAATGCCGGCACATGCCAGACACGTAAATGTTTTCGTTTTCCATCATCCTTTTTAATCCACTTATGTTTATGGCACTCCCCTCCATCGTTCAGCGTCTTCAACTGTTCCTGTATGTGAACCGCTTTGTAATGTGTGAACTGCCTGTTCTTTAGAAACAGTTCCAAACCAACCATAGTGAAGTACGTCATACCATCCTCAGTCCAGGGCTTGCCTAACTCCATCTCCTCGGGAGACAGCGCCCGTATCCGACTTGTGCAAAACGTCTTCAGCAACTCTTGGAACTGGCCCCTGATCGTAAGCTCCGGAGGAACATCAATGGTGACAGAACTCTTCATCAGCGTGTTGATTGCAACCTGCCAATCTTGTGGCTTAACTTGAGGCGGCATGAAATTAAGTTGCTCCATACACGCCCGTTGCCAAAGACCTTGGTTCTGTAATTGCTCCACCGTTAGCTGCAACCGGTTACCATCCACATCCATGAAGTAATGACGCGGCTCTGATAGCATGACAGTCAAGCCGCCAATGTTAGCCTTGTCCGGAGCCGAGTTACCCACACCAAACTGCCTTGTCTTGCAGATCTGCACATCACAGTAATCCTTTAACGGGCAGGAACTACATTGCAGGAAGTAGTCCTTCTTCATGAGCGACTTCTGCAACGCAACGATCTCAGTTGCCTCAAGGGCAGGGCTGCATAAAGTCCTGTTGTATTCTTCGTGATGCTTCTTCCAATCGTCGGGCCACTTCAGCCGGCAGTACACACCCACATTAAACATGAACGTGTTCCGGTGTTCTGTAACCGCGCCCTGCCCAGTAATAACCTCCAAGCAATACGGTCCATCGGTAAAGTGCTTTCTATCTCCCCCGAACTTCAGTTCATTCAGTTCCGAAATAGATATCCGGACAGCGTCAACCGCAGCGAAGAAGTCCTGCATCTCCATGGACTCGCCCTTTTTATCCAAGGCATAGCGGGTGGTGATGTCACCGCCAAAGTACGGCATGTTAATGAAGTTACCAACATCTCCGCGCTCCGCCAGGATAGTGTCCTGCTTGGGGAATATCTCACACCCAGAGAACCCCAGTGCTACAGACATCTCGGTCAGGTATTCACGAACCAGTGCCGCCGGCTCCCATTCTTGCAGAAACAAATAGAGGTGGGCGCCGCCCGACTTGGAACGGCACAAGATCAAAGGCATGTTCATCTGGTGGATCTTTGTATTCAACTCCACCAAGTTAAGATCATAGGTATCAATATCCAGAGCCCCGAATCGGCACAGGTTTTCCTGAGTGATTGGTATTGATCCAACCCCCTGCTTACCCTCGATGTGAAACTGTACAAGTTCCTCGGTCAGTGGTCCGCGCACGATCTTACTGGTTGCTTCAGCCTTGCCGTTCCGACCAACACGCCCAACAGACGTTGTACCATGGGCAGCGATTGAACCATCAAACGCTCCCATTAACATTTTAGCTTGGGACATAATCCGCTCCTAAAAAACATTCACGCTAACGCCGTTAGCGTGAATCTTTGTTTATGTTTTTAGAACGGAATTTCGTCATCTCTCATTGGGGCTGCTGTGGAATCTCCAGAACCACCGCTAACTACGGTAGGTTCCGCCGCAGCTTTGGCTTCACCCGCAAGAATTGAATCGCGGAATGATTTAGCTGCCAGCATTAAAGGACGATCTTCAGGCGTGACTAACCGAACATGTTCAACAGCCCAGTTATTCCAAGTGCCTTGGTCATTGCTTTCCTCAACCGAATACATACGCCAGATCGTTGCAAACAAAGCCGGCTGAACTAACTCACCTGACTTTGGGTTCTTAACTCTAAGCATAGAGATGTTGGTCTTCCAACGGCGGCTAACCTTCAACCCAGAAGACTTCATGTCAATGACAGCCGGTTGGTATGATCCCTCATCATCCAAGATCAGGCAGAAGTGCTGGTCAGACTTAACCAGTTCGTTGCCGTTGGGTAGAATTTCTTTGCCACCCTCTCGTCTTGTTTTATTGATCAACGGATCACTCGCTGGGATCTTGCCTTTGAACCCACCACCCAAGTCGCGAGGTACAAACTCCAAGTATTCTGTACACTGGAAGCAAGGGATAATATTTATTCCCTTTTCGCCAGACCAGTACTGGTTAGTCACGTTGTTATACGCATCTCCTTGCTCGGCGCCGGCAATGAACTCGGCATTGCGCTTGTTAATCTGAGGGCTCATGGCCTGTAACAGACGGACAAACGGGATCTGCATCTCGTCACTACTAAATGACGCGCCTTCACCAGCGGTTTCAAAGATATCGTCGAGAATATCTGTGCTTAACTCTGCACTTTTTTTATTAGCTACTGCGTTACCCATTATGCTTTCCTCTTTACTTCTGCTGCTGTTGATACAAACGCCCCGAACATATCAAGGTCGATGGGCCTACCGTTAGCTACCCGCTCCTTAACAAATGCCTTAAGAGTAGACGCATGAATGTGAGTCTTGGTCTTTGGATCAAAGCCCTTCTCCTGTAGTAAGCCTACAAGATTACCCGCAACATTGTCCTCGCCCTTGCCGAACGTAATAACAACATCGTTCTTTATAATGTCATCAAGTCCGTTCTGACGAAGCCAGTTATACGCCTCATCTCTTCGCGCTACAGGAATAGATGCGTGTACCAGAGGTTTACAAGCGACCGATGCGCCCTCAACTTCCAACTTCTCCACACCCATTTCATCCATAAGGCTTGGGATACGGTCGTGCGTGATGGTTCTCCGCGCTTCCTTCAAGATCTTGAGGTGGACCTCCGCGGCCTCAATGTCTTTGTCGAGAGCCGTGACCTGCCTTACCATACCGGATAAAGTTATCCCGGTTTCTGTGTCCACACCGGCCAACGCTTGGCTTGTGTCGAACATGTCATCGAATATGTCTTCCATAAAAGTACATCCTCTTCAGGGTTAATGTTGACACAATGTGTATTGTGCCGTATTTGAGAGTATATGGGAGAAAACACATGACAGTCAACTATAAATTTAAAACTAAACCATTTGATCATCAACGGACAGCACTGGACGCCGCTGGATCTCGCGGATCCTTTGGTTTCTTTATGGAAATGGGGACCGGCAAGTCGAAAGTCCTCATAGATAACATGGGCCAGCTATTCTTGGAAGGTAAGATTAACTTCGCGTTAATCATCGCACCGAAAGGCGTGTATCGAAACTGGGTAGCCAAGGAAATACCGCAGCATATGTCAGATGATGTGCCGATTCGGATCATACGGTGGGTGGCAAACCCAAACAAGAAACAAACAGAAGAATTGAAATCAATTACTAAAGGATTCGCTGGCCTCACAATATTCGTTATGAATGTTGAAGCATTCTCCACGGCCAAAGGACAAAACGCCGGCAAGTGGATGGCTAAACACCTTGGTCAGTATGGCATGATTGCCATCGATGAAAGCACCACCATCAAAAACCCCAAGGCAAAGAGAACAAAGTCCTTGATGGAGATAGCAGATGGGTTCTCATACAAGAGACTACTAACCGGATCACCAATCACCAAGTCCCCCCTGGATATCTATGCTCAAGCAGAGTTCCTCCGTCGAGGGATGCTAGGCGAATCATACTGGGCGTTCCAAGGCCGGTATGCCATCACCAAACAACAGAAGATGGGCGCCAGGTCGTTCACACAAGTGGTTGGATACCGATACCTCGATGAGTTGACCGAAAGAATTGCAACCTTCAGCTATCGCGTACTGAAAAAAGAATGCTTGGATCTGCCAGAAAAAACATACACCGTTAGATATGTGAACCTGACCCCCGAACAAAGAAAAATGTACAACGACATATCACGACAAGCAATGCTCTTACTGGACAACGGTGAACTGGTCAGCGCACCCGCAGTAATTACACAGCTTTTGCGCCTACAACAAATCCTGTCCGGTCATATCAAGACCGACGAGGGTGATGTGCAATACTTTCCAACCAAAAGAACAGACGCACTTAAAGAAATCATGGACGAACATGATGGCAAGGCAATCATCTGGTCGCGGTTCCGTCATGATATTAAATCAATCACCTCGATGCTGAACAAAGAGTTCGGAGCCGGTTCCGCTGCGGCGTACTTTGGAGATACCAAAGATGACGAACGTCTGGCTATCGTTCAGAACTTCCAGAACCCCAACCACCCACTGAAATACTTTGTGGGTAACCCAGCTACCGCAGGATATGGCTTAACTTTGACCGAGGCCAACCTTGTGGTATACTATGCCAATGACTTCAACTTGGAGACTAGAATCCAAAGCGAGGACAGGGCGCACCGCATCGGTCAAAAAAACCCAGTGACCTATATTGATTTGATATCTGATGGCACAATCGATGAGCGTATCGTGGAATCACTTCGCAATAAAATTAACATAGGCGCATTAGTATTAGGAGAGAAAGCAAGAGAATGGCTAAAACTTACCTAGAAGAAATACAACACCGCCAAGCAATCGAAGACATGGTGGATTATAAACGAGGTTTGCGGAGTCTTAAAACAGGGACGAAAGCATTGTCGGAAAGCACCGGGCTAAGTCCAGACATCGCTGAAGCATTGCTTAAATCTATGAACAAAGACAACGTCACCCAGATCAGAGGCTACTCAAAAGAACCGGAGCATCTGAGACAGTCTAAGATTGGCAAGTCCAATGAACCCAAAAGATAACGTCATCCAAGGTCCATGGCCCCAGTGGGGGGTCGTCAACTTTGATGTTCTAAATGATATAACGCAATTGGACTTAGACTATTGGAAATGGGAAGAGCTTTTGCAGGATCAAGAGCGAGATGCTTGGAATCAGTTTTATGAACTTGAACGGCAAAAAAAATTGATTAGAAAACAGAAGAAAGAGATAATATGGAAAAATGGTGGGAAGACTTAGAACTAATGCGAAGATTGTTTCGGTATCTTCCAACGTCTGGAATGATATATTCCAAAGAGCGCCTTCCAAAAGACTTTTATCATACAGGAGAGGGTAGCTCTTTTATGAGTGCCGAGGGCGCAGCGGCTAAGTACAATCTTGAACGGGCAGGAGACTTGGCATTTAATTGCAGAGTCAAGCCTACAAGATCTACCTACTACTACCTAAACGGAACACCTTCTTACTTGGGAGTACAAAAGAAACTGTTCGCGCATCGAGTGGCATTCTTCCTGCATCATGGATACTATCCGCAATGGCCCAACTCAATCGATCATATCAATCGGGATGGGTGCGACAACAGGTTAGTAAACCTGCGAGAAGTAACAGCAAGACAACAGTCCGCGAACACGGGAATAAGTAAGTCCAATACGTCTGGGGTGAAAGGCGTCAGCTTTCTAAAAGATAAAGGAAAGTGGAGAGCCTCGATGAATATCGATGGTAAAAAAACAAACCTAGGAACCTTCGTCACGCTTCAAGAAGCAACCGCCGCTAGAAAAAAAGCAGAGAAAGTCACTTCTTTAAACTAAAAATCCCCCTCACTCATAAACGCTAGCAGCCATGCCCACTTTTAGTATATCGATCATATCATCT